TGTGGCAGATGCTACGGCTGGGCAAGACACCGGCACTCGTATAAACCGCATTCTTTCGCAAGTACAATGGCCGTCATCTATGCGCACCATAGACACAGGCAACACCACCTGTATAGCCGATCCAGCGACATCACGAACAGCCCTTGATGCCCTTAAGAACGCAGAGTTCTCAGAACAAGGCGCGTTCTATATAGATGTTGAAGGAACGGCCGTTTATCTAAACCGTACAAATGTAATCAAAAAGTACGGTGAGACTCCGATCGAGTTTAACCAGACAACTGGCATTCCTTACACAAACCTAACCTTTGCCTTCGATGATAAGTTGATTATCAACTCAGCCGGCATGACTCGTTACGGCGGAACTCAGCAGGTATCAGAGGACTCAGCCAGTATTGCCAAGTACTTCCCTCACCAAATCAACGAGAATAACTTGATTCTCCAGACTGATGCAGACGCCCTTAATGTGGCCAAGATATATGTAGCAACTCGTAAAGAGACTACGATTCGCATAGATGCCATGACGGTGGATCTACTCGATCCAGATGTACCTACTGCCACCATGCTTAATCTGGACTACTTCTCGAATCTAAAGATCACCAATGTTCAGCCAGACGGCTCAACTATAGTAAAGACTTTGCAAGCGCAAGGACTCTCATGGAACATCACGCCAAATGCCATGAGCGTAACTGTGACAACTCTCGAACCGATCGTTGAAGGGTTCATCATCGGATCGGCAATATCAGGTATAATCGGCACTAACATCATGGCGTATTAGGAGATATAAATGGCAACAGGCTTTCCAGCAGCTACAGGCGATGTCCTAAGCGCAGCAATGTACAATGGGTTAGTAGCGTTCACGCTCAACGCCCAGACCGGTACTTCTTACACAACAGTCCTAAACGACTCATATCAGACTTTAATTACCCAAAGCAACGCTTCGGCTAACGCGATCAAGATCCCAACAAATGCAAGCGTGGCACACCCAGTCGGTACGGTCATCACCGTTCTTAATATTGGCGCTGGTCTCTGCACTATCTCAGCCGTTACAAGCGGTACTACTACAGTCCTTTCAGCAGGTGCGGTAGCAGCGGCTCCAACCCTTGCTCAGTACAAGTCAGCAGCCCTAATTAAGACTGCAACTGATACTTGGTATGTCGTGGGGGCTATTGCTTAATGATAGCCAATGCAATAGTAGGAGTTCTTTCGCCACTAGGACTTAAATCAACCGTAACTGGTGGAACTTTAACTTCTGATGCTACTTATTACTATCGAACTTTTACTGGCAACGGAACTTTAGGAGTAACTGGCGCACCGTTAAATTGTACTTATTTAGTAATTGCAGGCGGCGGTGCTGGTGGTGGTTTGGGTAATCCATTTCCTTCTTACCCTGGCGGCGGCGGCGGTGCTGGCGGTCTATTAAGTGCAAACACAACTTTAACTGTTAACAATTATTCTGTCGTTATTGGTGCAGGTGGAACAGGAATTACAAATGGAGTTGACTCAACTTTAGCAATTAGCGGTTCAACAATAACTGCAACTGGCGGCGGTGCTGGTAATCACAATGGAAATGGTCAAAATGGTGGTTCAGGTGGGGGTGGTGGAGCAAACGCTGGCAGCAATACAACAGGTGGAACAGGTTCTCAAGGTTCAAACGGTGGTGGTGGCGTTTACAACTCATCTGGAAACTATAATGCAGGCGGCGGTGGTGGATATTTAAGCGCTGGCGCAACTGCAACAAGTGCAACCGCTGGCAATGGCGGCGGCGGTGCAACTGCTTATTCATCTTGGGGCAGCGCAACTTCAACTGGTCAAAATGTCGGCGGAACTTATTATTATGCAGGCGGCGGCGGCGGTGCGTCACAAAAAACTGGAGCAACAGCAACCACAGGCGGTTCAGGTGGAAACGGCGGCGGCGGTGCAGGAGCAATTCTTGGTGGCGCAACCGGCGGAAGCGGTTCATCAACTGGTGTTGCAGGTACTGCCAATACAGGCGGCGGCGGCGGTTCAAATGCCAACACAGTCTCTGGCGCAAATGGTGGTTCAGGAATTGTAATCGTTCGTTACTTGAAGGCGGATGTGTGATGAGTCATTGGGCTGAAATAGATCAAAACAATAAGGTTGTCCGAGTTACAGTTGGTGATAACAATGACCCAAATGGTGATGAAGGTTACCAATGGTTATTAGACAACCTTGGTGGCACTTGGATAAAAACTTCTTACAATGGCACTATTAGATATAACTTTGCAGGAATTGGATATACCTATGATCTAGATGCAGATGCTTTTATATCACCACGCCCTGAATGTAGCCACAAAGAATTATTTTTAAATGATCAGTTTAAGTGGAATTGCCAAGGTTGTGAATTAGAATTCAAGAAATTAAAAGATGAAGCCTAAATTATGCAAAGCCGGAGTGCAGTTACGAGAACAGTTCGATGACTCATTCCCAGACCGCGATCGTACTTCCGATGGCTGGATCGGTGACCTTCGTCATTCAGCGCGCCCTAGCGACCATAATCCTGATCGAGAGACTGGGGTTGTTAGAGCGACAGACACAGATCGAGATGTATCTGGTAAGGCAAAGCCTGACCTCATGCCCGATATTGCTGATCAACTTCGACTCGCAGCCAAGGCAGGCGAGAAGCGCATCTCGTACATCATATTCGCCGGGCGTATTGCTTCGTCTCGCATGGGCTGGCGTTGGAGACCTTACAAGGGATCTAATCCGCATGATCATCATATGCATGTTTCTTTCACTAAAGCAGGTGATGACGATGGTTCGTTCTTTAATATCCCGTTATTAGGAGGCAAGTAAATGGAAGCAGCAATAATCGCAGGACTAGGCTTAATGGCGATCCCAGCCATTCGTGCAGCGATTAAGTCTTACCGCGCTAAGAAGGCGATCAAAGATGTAATAGTTGACGCAGTAGAAGCAGCTGTAGATGAGATCGACCGAGACAAAAAGTGACAACTCAAGATTACTTAAATCTTTATATTGCCACGCTTGCAGTAGTGGGTGGCTTGGCTGGTTATGTGATCACTCACTTGCTGTCGGAGATCAAAAGACTTAATCAGCGTGTCGATGAGATCTATAACATACTTCTAGAGCGATAATAAACGCATGGCACGCAAGAAGGCTATCGACTTAGAGGCTTACTCTATGCTCGATCAGTACTGCATCGGGCTTAATGAATACTATAAATCACTTAGACGAGCAGGGTTCTCAACAGAGATGGCTTTGGCTATTCTGCTTGAGCCTTTGACTTACCCGGCAACTATCTTGCCCACTCCTAACTGGCTGCCACAACTTCCCGACTCGATCCCTTATGACGATGACGATGAGGATTAACAATGAAAAGAACTGTAATCGTTCCAGATCTACAGGTTCCCTATCACGATGAAGTTGCTGTCCGCAATGTTGCATCTTTTATTAAGGCATACCGCCCAGATAGCGTGGTTACTCTCGGAGATGAAATTGACCTGCCACAGATCAGCAGGTGGTCAGACGGAACGCCGGGCTGGTACGAGCAGACACTAGCTGAGGATCGAGACCTAGCAGTAGAAGTTCTTTGGTCTTTGGTTGAGCATTCTAAAGAGGCTCACATGATCCGTTCTAATCACACAGATCGTCTTTACAATGTGATCATGAAGAAGATCCCTGCATTCCTAGCATTGCCAGAGTTAAAGTTTGAACGCTTCATGCGCTTAGACGAGTTAGGCATTACTTATCATAAGAAGCCTTATGCCTTTGCTAAGGGCTGGGTGGCAGTTCATGGAGACGAGCAAGGCATCAACCCTAATGCGGGTCTCACAGCCCTTGGAGCGGCTCGTAGGCACGGTTTAAGCGTAGTCTGTGGTCACACTCACAGAGCAGGCGTATCGGCCTTTACAGAGGCTTCTGGGGGCAAAATAGGGCGTATCCTGCGAGGCGTAGAAGGCGGGCATCTAATGGATATCCGCAAGGCAGGCTATACCAAGGGAACTATGAACTGGCAGCAAGCCTTTATTATCGTTGAAGATAGCCAAGTAACTCTAATTAACTTAGAAAAGGACGGCACATTCGTGGTTGCCGGGCGGCGTTATGGACGATCTAGATAACGACATCCGACGCACGATAGACGACGCTATGGATGACGGAGAATTGTTACCATACCGTTATCAAAATAAGGGCAAATCTGCTTGATTAAGCGCCAGACAGGCGTATTGTTCTCTTTGTGGAAGTGAGAAATACTCACTAAAACGAAAGGGCAAATAAAATGGCACTAATGCAAATTAACCGAGGAATGTGGATTAGCCTTAACGAGCAATACCGCATCCAGTATTTCACATATCGCGGTGGAAAGTCAGAGTGGGTCATCTCACGCAAAGACGGAAAGTATTTTTCAGCAGTTGCTGGCGCAGCAGATCTAGCCACAGCTAAGGCCAAGTATTCAGAATTGGTGGTTGCATAATGAACGCAGATATAGCAATTACTTTATCTATAGCAGTAGGCATGATTATTGGCTTTGGCTTTGGTTATGGCAAAGGCTTTGAGCATGGCAAGATCAAGGGTCGTATCGCAGCTCGTAAGATCGCTCGTCAGTTAGAGCAGGTGGGACGATGAATGCAAAAGACTACCTTGTTGAAGCAAGAGCAACTATCCAAGACCGAGGCATGGACTACGGTCACCCAAGTGACAATATGGCAAGAACAGCTGCCCTCTGGTCGAGTTATCTGGAAATGCCGGTTACTGACTATCAGGTCGCAATGTGCATGGCGCTCGTTAAAATAGCGCGAAGCATGGAAAGCGCAAAGACTGACACTTATATCGACTTAGCGGCCTATGTGGCTATTGCTGGTCAACTCCATACAGAGGAGAATGAACTCTATGTTTAATCTCGAGGATTACGAGACAGTCGAGGATCGTTTATCTAAGTTCTGGAAGGATTATCCTGATGGCAGAATATCTACTCAGATTATCGAACACACTTTGCAACGCTTTATTATTCAGGCTGCTATCTATCGAACTGAAGTTGATGCACAGCCTTGGGCAACGGGCTTTGCAGAGGAAACCGTATCGACTAGAGGAGTCAATAGTACGAGCGCTCTTGAGAACTGCGAGACTTCTGCGATCGGGCGCGCTCTCGCCAATGCTGGCTATGCGAGCAAAGGAAAACGACCTAGCCGCGAAGAGATGGCTAAAGTTAAGGCGGCGGAGCCTAAACCGTTTGCAGAGAAATTAGCAGAGAAGATTACAGTTGAAAAGGAAGATGATCCCTGGACTACAAAGTCAGTAGCACCAACACCAACGGCTGAAGCTGCTGTGGATCTGGTCAAAGAAGTATTAGGCGGAGTCAAGATTGACAAAGACATTCCACTATGTCGTAACTGCCATGACCATAAGCCAATGACATGGAAAACAGGCGTAAGCCAAAAGAACAATAAGCCATGGGGCAAGTTTGACTGTTATGTGTGTCGAGATGTGATCTGGTACAACATCGCAGCAGACGGCACTTGGAAGCCTCAGGAGGCTAAAGCATGAGACTATTCAACGAAATAAGATTACTAAAAACTCGTCATGAAACAACAAGACTTTTAATAGAGGATTTAGAGCGCCGCTATTTATTGCTGTTAAGACAAGTTCAAGATTTACAGGAAAGAAAGTCATGAGCGGCCTACAGTTCATGAACCAAGACGGTGAATGGGAGAACTTCCCAACCGATAGCGAACTAGCAGAGAAGGCTAAGCACCAAGAATTGCTTAACAGCTTGCAGGTTAGGATTATTTGTCATCTATGCAACGAGCCAGTACCACGCGAGGAACTAGCGTTCTGGGTTCAAGGAACTGTCCTTACCTGGTCATGCAAGAAATGCCACGCGGTTAATGTCTCAAAGTAGAAAGCACAGAGGCTTCCGCACCGAGCGTGTGGTCGCAGAGTATCTGAGGCATTGGTGGGAAGGTGCTTCAGTAGGTCGAGGTTCTGGGCGAGACATTCTCAATGTTCCGTTCGACTGCGAAACGAAAGCGCGAACAGGCCTCGATGTAAAGGGAACACTCCGCCAGATCGAAACTAGAACAGCCAAGAGCGGCTTATTGGGGTTCGCTTGCTTTAGGCTCAATGGTCAAGGCGAAAGAGCTGAGGAATATGTAGCAATGCTGCGCCTTGGCGATCTGGTGGAGTTACTCCTAGCTGCAGGATATAAAGATCGCAAAGATGTCGTGCAAGATGCAGACATCATCAGATGTAACGGCTGCGGTGAATGGACTGTTGCTGGATATTGCAAGTCATGTGAGGATCAATGAGCGACGAGTGGTACACACCTAAAGCGTTATTCGATACCATGGATCTTCGCTTTGACCTAGATGTAGCAGCACCCATAGGCGGTTCACCGTGGACAGGTGCAACAAGGTTCTATTCAGTCGAAGATGACGGTCTAGCGCAGCCTTTGTCGGGCAGGGTGTGGATGAACCCACCATATTCTAAGCCTTCCCCATGGATCGATAAGTGGCTAGATCATAGCAACGGAGTGGCATTGCTCCCTATGGCTAAGAGTCGCTGGTTTAACAAGTTAGTCGAGTCTGAGGCTAAATGCGTTGTATTACCTTCTAACTTTAAGTTCGTATCGCCGGAAGGTAAGAGCCTAAGTCTAATGATGATCTCATCGCTTTGGGCTTTAGGTGACGATAACATTAAGGCAATATCTAAACTGGGGAAAGTGCGCTAATGCCAATATATGAATTTGAATGCACTAACGATCTTTGCGAGTCCAACCTTAGATACGATAAAGAGCTGAAGATGAACGAGCCGCATGATGTTGAGTGCGGGTTCTGCCATGAACCTATGCGCAAGATATATTCGTCATTCGGCATACAATTTAAGGGGAGTGGTTTCTATTCTACCGACAAGTAACTTACGACACGCCGCTCTGAGCAGGACTTATGTTAATGAGTTTGACACCAATGGTACTCTATCGGCTAGAAGCCTTAAGGGCTTCAACTCGCGCCTGAAAGGCGTAGCGCGAGAGTTAGCCGTCGCTATTGGGATACTTCTATCTATTGCAAGTATGCCTAGTAGTCAGGCTTCAATAGTGCCATTAAAATTATTAGCCAATAAGCAGTTAACAGATAAGCAATATAGATGCCATAACGAGATCGTATATAGAGAGTCTCGTTGGAAGATAGATGCAGTTAATGGTTCACATCATGGTTACTATCAGATGCGTAGTGAGTCTATGAAGGGTAAGCCTTATGACTATCAGTTCTACATCTATTGGTATTATGTATCTAAGCGCTATGGTCTTGACTATGAGATACCGGACTATTGCAAGGCGCTACATCATCTAAAGACTAGAGGCTGGCAGTAATGGAATATGGCAACTGCACCAGATGCGGTGAGCAGGTCATAGTAGATGAGCTGATCCGTATGCTTGACTGGTTGATATGCGATACATGTTATGGTGATCTGTAATGGCTAAGCGTGGAGACCCTAGACTTACTAGAGATTACAAAGCCTTTCGCTTAAAGGTATTGGCAAGAGATCAGTGGTCATGCTTCTATTGCTCAGCACCAGCTGCGACAGTTGATCACATCATTCCAATTAGCAAAGCACCTGACTTGGTAGTGAACTTCGAGAACGCGGTTGCTTGTTGTCAGTCATGCAACTCATCTAAAGGCAGTCGAAATCAAGCGTCTTTTTTAGGTAGGGTGCCTACCCCCCCTGTCTTTTCTGGCTCCGCCTCCCCAACACGATCGGTTATCCACCAGGACAGTCCATTTACCGCCCGACCAGAGCCAGATCAGTCCTGATGCCAGCCAAAGGATCACGAGCGTTACGAGGGGCAACTGAGCCTAGGCTTCACAGCCCTTATTTAAAGGGCGCTTCTAAGGTTGCAGATGTAATTGAGTTATCAGAACTTATCAAGATGCCACTATTACCATGGCAGAAGTTCGTGCTAACGGACATGCTCCGCGTAGACAAGAAGGGTCAATGGATACGCAAGACAAACCTGCTATTGGTAGCCCGGCAGAACGGTAAGACCCATCTAACTCGTATGCTTATCTTGGCTCACCTTCTAAAGTGGGAGTCTAAGAACATCATCATCGCCTCATCTAACCGCTCGATGGCACTCGATACCTTTCGCCAAGTAGCCCATGTCTTTGAGAATAACGAGAACCTTATGGCGCTGGTTAAGCAGATCAGATACGCCAACGGTACTGAGTCGATCGAGATGAAAGACGGTCGCAGACTTGATGTAGTAGCAGCAACTAGAGATGGCGCTCGCGGTAGATCAGCAGATGCGCTATTCCTCGATGAAGTTCGAGAGTGGTCAGAGGAAGGTTATCGAGCTGCGATGCCGGTAACTAGAGCCAGACCTAATGCTCATACCTTCCTGACTTCTAACGCTGGAGATGCTTTTAGCGTAGTTCTAAACGGATTAAGAGAACGCGCGCTAGATAACCCACCAAAGTCTTTCGGATTCTACGAATACTCAGCACCTCAATATTGCAAGATAGATGATCCTAAATCTTGGGCGCTGGCTAACCCTGCCCTTGGTTATCTCGTAACTAAAGAGACTTTGGCTGAGTCGGTAGCGACTTCGCCTATCGAAAATACTCGCACCGAGTTGCTTTGCCAATGGATCGACTCCCTAAGTTCACCTTGGCCGCATGGCATTCTGGAGGACACCAGCGATAGCAACCTAACTATCCCGCCGGGCGGTTACACAGTCTTTGGCTTCGATGTCTCACCATCGAGGCGTAATGCTTCTCTCGTTGCTGGTCAGATATTGCCAGACGGTCGCATCGGAGTCGGCATCTTGCAGACTTGGGAGAGCGCTGTCTCAGTTGACGATCTTAAAATAGCAGCCGATATTAAAGGCTGGTCAGATAACTATCGACCACGCCAAATCTGCTTCGATAAATACACAGCCCAGAGCATCGCGGATAAGTTAACTAATGCTGGCTGTATGACTCAGGATATTAGCGGAGCATCGTTCTATCAGGCTTGTGGAGACTTGCTCGATGGCTTAGTTAACCTTCGCGTGGTTCATTCTGGTCAGGCTAACTGGATACAGCAGATGAATAACTGTGCAGCTAAGGTTAACGACTCTGCTTGGCGTATTGTTAAAAGAAAATCTGCTGGCGATGTCTCTGGCGCTATCGCAACCGCCATGGTTGTGCATATGCTTTACAAACCGCAACAGGTAGCGGCTATCTACGCAGAATGACCTACATGTAGTGTATAATTGCCCTCTATGGGTCTATTCGATCGTAAGCCAAAAGTGTTAGAAGCACAAGCAGCGCCGCAAATTATGGGCGATGCCTTCTATGCATCAAATTACTATTACAGCCCTTCAGTTACTCGCCATGCAGCGATGAGCGTTCCGACAGTTAAACGATGCCGGGATCTGCTCTGTACAGTAGGCACTATTCCCCTTGAATATAAGAAGGCATCTACTGGTGAGGAAATCCCAGCGCCTCGATGGGTAAAGCAACTTTCAAAGCACCAACCACAATTTGTAACTATCAGTTACTTGGTTGATAGCCTCCTATTCTTTGGTCAAGCCTTCCTCGAAATTACCGAGACCTATCAAGAAGATAATCGCGGTGCAGTCTTTGAGTGGGTTGCTAATACTCGCGTAACTACTGAGGTTGATCCGTATGGTCAATTCGTTACTGCTTATCTAGTCGATGGCAAGCCTCGCCCTATGTCTGGTCTTGGTTCTCTCGTTACTATTCAGTCATTCAATGAAGGCATCTTGACTACTGGCGCTCGCACAATTCAAGCGGCGATCGACATTCAACGCGCAGCGCAGGTTGCAGCATCTACTCCAATGCCATCAGGTTATTTAAAGAATACCGGCGCAGACCTTCCACCTACAGAAGTTGCAGGCTTACTAGCTGCTTGGAAGTCAGCCCGACAGAACCGCGCTACTGCTTATCTAACTTCTACTTTGGAATACTCTCCAGTCTCATTCTCACCTAAAGATATGCTCTATAACGAAGCGATCCAAAACCTAGCAACTGAAATTAGCCGCCTATGCGGTATCCCAAGTTACTATGTATCAGCAGATCAAAACACTTCGATGACTTATGCAAATATCCTAGACGAGCGCAAGCAACTCGTTGCACTAGCGTTCCAGCCGTACATATCCGCGATCGAACAGCGACTATCTATGGACGATATTTCAACGGCTGGACACTATGTAAAGTTCGATCTTGACTCCTCATTCCTTCGCGTTGAACCAATGCAGCGTTTATTGGTTCTAGAAAAGATGCTCTCACTAGGTTTAATTACTACAGAGCAAGCGATGGAAATGGAAGATTTAACACCTAACGGAAGTGATGACTAATGGAAACCTTATACATCGAAGCAGGATCTATTGAGTGCAGCGAGGAACGCCGCGAAATCTCAGGCAAGATCGTTCCTATGGGAACTGGCGAAGTAGGCAACACTAGCCTCGGCGCTTATACATTCGCAGCAGGATCTATCGAGATCGCTGATGTATCTAAGATCAAGTTGCTATCGCAACACGATATGAAAAAGCCTGTTGGCCGCATGATCGCAGCAGAAACACGCGAGGACGGCATCTACGCTACTTTCAAACTCTCACGCTCTACTGGCGGTAACGATGCTCTCGTTATGGCTAGCGAAGGACTCGTTGCCGGGTTATCTATCGGCGCAGAGATCATCTCATCAAAGCCATCACGCGATGGATACACAGTCGTAACTGCGGCTAAATTAAAAGAAGTTTCTCTAGTAACTGAACCAGCCTTTAAGTCTGCGGAAGTTCTAGAGATCGCAGCAGAGGAAACACCTACTGCCGATGAAGTAACCCTACCTACAGAAAGCGAGACTGAAGTGGAAACCACACCAGTTGAAGCAACACCAGTAGAGGCCGCGGCTGTAGAAGCTGCTGCACCTACAATTAAGGCGATGGCATACACAAAGCCTCGCATCGATACAAACCCAGCAGCATTCTTAGAGAACGCTGTACGCGCATCACTAGGTGATGAGAATGCTCGTCAGTACCTAGCAGCAGCATCAGATACAGATACAACAGATGTGGCTGGTCTCGTACCAACTCGTCAACTGACTGAAATTATCAACAACAAGTCAACCTCAGGTCGACCATCTATTGACGCGATCTCATCAGGCACACTTCCAGATGCAGGATTTAAGTTCCAGATCCCACGCGTTAAGGCAGTACCAACAGTTGCAGAAACAGCAGAAAAGGCAGCCTTCTCAGATACTCAGGTTGAAATTGAATACCTAGATGTAGATGTTAAGAAGTATGCAGGAATGCAGTTGTTCGATGTTGAAGTTCTAGATCGTACTTCTCCTGCGTTCTTTGCTGAATTGCAAAGCCTCATGGCAGATGCTTATGCTAAGGCAACAAATGTTGCAGTACGCACAGCAATTCAGACTGGCGCATCAGCAGATGGCACAGCAATTACACTTCCTTGGGACGGCGCTGAAATGGCTGGCTTTATTGCTCGCGCTTCAGACTCTATCTACACAAACACGCTTCGCTTTGCACAAAGCGTAATCGTTTCACCTACACAATGGTCAAACATTATGGGAATGGTTGACGGACAAAACCGCCCACTATTCATCGCATCACAGCCACAAAACGCAGCAGGTTCAGTATCACAGTCTCTACGCGGATCACTCCTTGGACTCGATCTCTATGTT